GTAATTCTCCATGGCCTCTATCAGGAGCTTGAAGATAACGAGCAATGGCAAAGCGAGCGGATCTACGCCTGGTCTCTGATCCAGAAACACCCGAACTGGTGGGAGCCGGGAGGCTCAACGATCCATCCGCACGAAAATGGAACGGACTCCACCAAGCCGATTTTCTTCAGCATCCAAAAAGAAAGCCTCACGGGCCGCAAAGCGGTCCAGAGGGAAGATTTCGTGCGTTAAGCGGCCTCCCTCTATAGATAGGCGTACACATACCGCGCGATATTGTCATAAAAACTGGAGAGATAGGCTGGCAACCGGTTCAACCGGGCAAATTTGCTGCCGCGATATTCCGCGCGCGTTCCGACCAGCGTGTCCGGATCGCCGAAAGGCAGAAAATCCTTTTCGGTGACGTAGACATGCGTGCCGTAACCCCAGCCGCATTCCAGCGCCCGGTCGAAAGGCAGCGTCATCACCCTTGCCGCTTTCAGAAACTCCTCCGCTCCACCGCGTGAGATGATATAGCAGGCCGACGATCCCTGTGGCCCGTATATGCAGCGCCCCAGCTTGTCTCCGAGAGCGCTGGTCTTCCTGGCTCTGAAACCTCTGTGGCGGTGATTGGTCAGCTTTACGATGGAATTCTCAGGCATGATCGCGACCATTGCCTTGACCCGATCGGAGAAGTCAGGCGTGAAGGCAACATCATCCTCAACGATCACGGCCACCGGCGCATCCGTGGCGAGGAAAATCTCCAGTGCCTTGATATGGCTGGCATAACAGCCATACTCCCCAGGCAAGGCATGACGGCCGTTGCGAAGCTCAAAGCCGCGCCTGTTAAAATCCGTCCATTCGGCAGCGGGAATGGTCTTACCGTCAACACCTTCCACCGGGCGCAAATCCAGCCCAAGACCTGATGCTCCGTTCAGCATCTTTTCAAGACGGGCGCGCGCTCTGGCGATGGAGATGATGTAAACGGGAAAAGCGGATATCGGCAGCATTCGGAAAGCACCATGCGCATAGGGTCGGGAAACCGTCTCCTACAGCATGTGGCGCACCCTGTCTGCATGCCGTGATTTCCACGCCGGCAGAATTTCGGGCGAGCAACGCGCAAGCTTTGACGGTTCGGGAATGCGGCGCGAGTTATTTACGTGGGGCGGTGCGGCGGCAGCGCCAGTTCCAGTCTCTGGCTTCGCCGGTATCCATGTGAACCGATTCGGTGTGGCAATAGGTGCCTACACCACCACGCTGCGGCATCGAGCGCAGATAGGACGCAAGCTCCCATTTGGAAACGCCCTTGATCTGGATGTCGGCTGCATCGCAGGTGTAGTGCTTGGAACCCTGCCTTATGCCCTTTGGCGGGCGATAACCCGAGGTGACGATGGCCGGGCTGTTGTAGTGGCGCTCGACATCCTTGATCATGCGCACCAGTTCCGGCTTGAAACAACCGACTTCGACATGATCGGTCTGCAGGAAAAGCCCGTTCGGAGAAACTCGGGTGAGGCCGGAGAGCGAGGCAAGCTTCATCAGGCCGGCCGGCTGGTCATCCTCGTCTTCGAGATGCGCATCGTCGAATTCGTCAGACATCATCGAACGGCCGGAAAGCGCTATACCCATCGTCCTGTCCGATCCGCCGGAGAGCGCCGCAACCTGCGTATTCTCCGCCGTACCGTTTTCGATCATTTTCGGAAGGCGCTTCTTGGCCGCACCGGCGAAGAAAGCTGCCAGCGGCACTACTGTGCCCTCACTTTCCTGCCCCTCGCCTGCCCGTTTTGCGGCTCCAGAAGACTGTGCTGAAGCAGCTGCGAGCTGTTCCGACGCATTTTGCGGCGCTGGTACGGGAACCGCCTGACGGTTTTCGCTGTGCTGTTCTGCCGGTACCGGCACGGCAGTCGGCACTTGTCCCGTTGCGGATACCGGTTGCGGCTGTGTCGCCTGCACTGGTGCCGAATAGACGCTGCTGACGGCGGGCGCGATACCCTGGGAAGGTGCACCCGCTGCGGCTGTAGCCCCCGCCGCAACGGCAGGTCTGCTTGAATATATGCTTGATGTACCCGCGGAAATCGCCGTCGGTTGCGTCGTCAGGCCGCCAATATCGGCGGCGGCACCGTAGCCTTGTGCGGGGCCACCGGGCGCCTGCGGCTGGGCCGCAACGGCCCCGCCGGTTGCGGAGGCCACGGCGGGATCCACGTAATGCCCCTGCTGCTGTTTGGCGGCCGGACTATGAACCGCCGATGCCGCCTGCGCCTTCTGCTCGGCGGAAATCGCCGGCTTTTTGCTGTTGGCAGCCATGTCGTCATCCGTCACCGCTGAAACGCATCCGGCAAGCCCGAGCAACGAAACCGCGACAACAAGACGCTGACAGGCAACGCGTCCTTTCGCGCTATCGACAGCTTTCATGGGTGGCCTCCGTATCTTGCATTTACAACAGCAGCACGGGAACGGAATCGTCTGCTTTTTCAAAACAGGACATGCCGTTTCGATTCGCGGACTATGCCTCAACCCATCCGGACAAGGCAAGAGTGACCGAAATCGTCGCTTCTGGTCGGGAAAACCCCTACCAGGAACCCGTATTCTGCATAGATATCCACGGTTCGGCTGGCGCGAGGCTTTCGCCCTTCTGCAAGATTTCGAAGGAAATACCGTCGGGCGAACGAACGAAGGCCATGTGACCGTCACGCGGCGGCCGGTTGATCACGACGCCATTTTGCTGAAGGTGGGCACAGAAGTCGTAAATATTGTCGACCTCATAGGCCAGGTGCCCGAAATTGCGGCCGCCGGTGTAATCTTCGGTGTCCCAGTTGTAGGTGAGTTCAAGGGAAGGCGCCTTTTTTTCCCGCGCCGCAGAGATATCGTCGCGCGCTGCAAGAAAAACCAGAGTGAAACGGCCTTTTTCGTTTTCGATCCGGCGTATTTCCTCGAGACCCATCAGGTCGCAATAAAATTTCATTGATTCGCCAAGGTCTTTGACGCGAACCATCGTGTGCAGATACCGCATTTTCTTCCTCTCCAATACGCTTTTCCGGGCCATAAACGCATGATCGCAAGCCCCGGACAAGGACGGCGACATAAAAGCAGCTACGCAAATCAAAAACTAGGGCTTGCGTGGAACCGTTACCAAGATGTTAATCTGGTACACAGGAATCAGTTGACCGGTGTGTGGCGCGTAATCGAGGGGTTGGCAGGATATGGCTGATAGGATGTCATCGAAAACGATAGTCGATGTCGAGGACCTTTCGGCCGATGCCGTGGACCTGACCGAAATCACCGGCGCGGTGAAATGGTTCGACGTTGCCAAGGGTTTCGGCTTTATCGTGCCTGACAACGGCATGCAGGACGTGCTGCTGCATGTCTCCTGCCTGCGCCGCGATGGGTATCAGACCATTCTCGAGGGTACGCGCATCGTTGCCCTCATCCAGCGGCGTGACCGCGGCTTTCAGGCCTTCCGCATCCTGTCGATGGATCAGTCCACCGCCGTTCACCCGTCGCAGCTGCCGCCGGTTCGCACCCATGTGCAGGTCACGCCGTCAAGCGGGCTTGAGCGTGCAATCGTCAAGTGGTTCAACCGCACCAAGGGTTTCGGCTTCTTGACGCGCGGCGAAGGCACCGAAGATATTTTCGTGCATATGGAAACGCTGCGCCGTTTCGGCCTCACGGAACTGCGTCCGGGCCAGGTGGTGCTGGTGCGCTTTGGCGATGGCGACAAGGGTTTGATGGCGGCGGAAATCCACCCCGACAACCCGGCCCCGATCGGGATGTCGCACTGATGGCCGCTGTGTTTCGCAACTTGATGAAGAGCGCCGTTCTGGCGCTTCTTTTTTTCACGCTCTCAAGCGCAGCGCAGGCTCAACAGCAGCAGACGTTTCAATCCGAACCGCTGACGATAGAGACCGCCTCCGGAGAAACCCACGAATTTGTTGCGGAACTGGCGCTGGACAACGCCCAGCGCGAACAGGGCCTTATGTTTCGCAAGTCCATGCCGCTTGGAAGCGGTATGCTGTTCGATTTCGGCAAGGAGCGGGATGTAGCCATGTGGATGAGGAATACTCTCATTCCGCTCGACATGCTGTTCATCGCCCGGGACGGGCGCATAACCCATATCCACGAGAACGCCGTGCCACACTCGGAAGCGATCATCAGCTCCCGTGGGTCGGTCAAATTCGTGCTTGAACTGAATGGCGGCACTGCCAAACGCTACGGCATCAAACCGGGCGATGTGGTTCGCAGTGCACAAATCGGCAACCGGAAATGACATTGCCGCGTTACTGCGTCTGAAAAGGCCGGACGACGTTTCGCCCGGCCGGCAAGATCTCAGTAGACCGGCTCGATATGGCTCAAAATCCGGCAATTGGAAATAGATGCGGCAAGATTGATGGCAATGTCGATTGCCTCGACCGAATCCGCCGTCCCTTCAAGATAGATAACGTCATTTTCGACGGTTGCGGAAATCCGCGACTTCTCGAGACCGTTTTCGAAAGCCAGTGCAGAGGTGATGGCCTCGCATACACCCGCCATGCGGTCTCCAAAGAAGCTTTCCTGAATGCCTGACAAATTGAACATGTGCGTTCTCCTTCTTGGCTATTACAACGCCCGAATCACGGTTTTGTTCATCTCCGGTTCATCAATTCGTTCATCTTCCATTCATCTTGGCAAATTGGAACCCCCTGCCCGATCACATTTTAGGTGATCGGGAACCATTTCGTGAGGTGAGCATTTCGCGCATGGGAGTGAAATCTGCCGTCAAGGCGCATGAAACAGGGAGGAGAATGACATGCTGATTAACAAAACGGAGCCGTGTCACCACGCCTCGTGGATGAAGCCGGTGGCTATCCACCTGCCGCTATCCGCAGCGGTGGAAATCTACAGCCCTCTGGTGGCGCTGGACATGCTGATGTACCGCTGGCCGGACGAACACGGACCGGAATATGAGGACGCACGCAGGAACTGTCTCGATGCTATCGCCGGAAAATGCGACATCGAAAAAGCGCGGGAATCGTTTCTGGTCGCAAGCAGCCACGCGCATATTCTGAACATCCACTAGGTCGTCACGCGGAAGGCTTTGTGAATATTATCGAATAAATATCAATCACTTACGTGATAAAAATCGGATGAGCGGGAAGTTGATCTGCGTTCATCAACATGCCTCCAGAGGTCAAAACAACGGGCAATCCACCTGCGTGGATCGCCCGTTTGATTGAAGCCTGAGCGTCGTCCTATTCAAATGGCCGGGCGAACAGGGATCGGGAGGTTGCTGTGAGATACACCGTCTTAATTATCCCCATGCACCGGCAGTCAATACTCGGATAGATTTCTGTCTTACAATCGGTGTTTCGACGCGACTATTCCTGATAGCGCGACACGCCCGCTTCGTCGTTATCGCATTCAACCAGGCAAACAACCGTCTCCCCTAGCGAACAGGTAGCCTGCAAAAACCGTTCACGCTTTCTCGGTAACAAACGCGGCATCGACCCGTGCGCCAGAGGCGCATGAACGACCGAAGTCGGATCCTGCCTGCGGAACATGACATGTAACTGTCATGCAAACGTTATAATCCGCAATGACGAATTCCATGGAATCGGTTGGCGGGTAAACCGCTGAAAGCTTGGGAGTGGAACTGGCCAGCATGGAAACTGTTTTTGCCCTTTGCGCAATTCTGCTCCTCGCCTTCAATCTTCTCGGCGTCGTTCTGGCAGGCTGGCGGCTGAAAAGACGCGATACGGACAACGCACTTGTCCGGCAGAAACCGCCGGTATCGCTGGTGGTGCCGCTGCGCGGCATCGAAACTTTCACGCCGCTGACGCTGTCGCGCGCCTTCCAGCTCAACTGGCCGGACTATGAGCTGCTGTTCTGTGTCGCCGACGAGTTCGATCCCGTGATCGAGGAAGTGCGCAAGGCAAGCGCGGCCTTCCCCGCAGTTTCAGCGCAATTGCTCATCGGCGATGATCGCATCAGCGCCAATCCCAAACTGAACAATTGCGTCAAGGGCTGGCGTGCTGCCCAACACGAATGGGTCATTCTGGCCGATTCCAATGTCTTGATGCCGCAATCCTATATCGAAACCATGATGTCGGCCTGGCGGCCGGATAGCGGACTGGTCTGCTCGCCACCGCTCGGCTCCCGGCCGGATGGCTTTTGGGCGCATGTGGAATGCGCCTTCCTCAACGGCTCGCAAGGCCGCTGGCAATATGCGGCGGAAGCCATCGGCATGGGCTTCGCGCAGGGCAAATCGATGTTGTGGAACAAGCCATTCCTGGAAGAGCGCGGCGGCATCCGCGCGCTCGCCGCCGAAATCGCCGAAGATGCCGCTTCCACGAAGCTGGTCAGAAATGCCGGTCGCAAGGTACATCTGGTGTCGGCCCCGTTCGAGCAGCCTCTCGGACAGCGCCATGCCGGTGAGATCTGGTCGCGGCAGACCCGCTGGGCGCGGCTGCGGCGCGTCACCTTCCCGCAATATTTCGCCCCGGAAATCCTCACCGGCGCGCTTCCCCCGCTCCTCTTCGCGCTCGCTGCCGCCGTTGCCGCGGATGCGAACCTTGCCGTCACCGCGATTGCCGTACTCGCCATCATGTATGGCCCGGAACTGGCGCTCGCAGCTCTCAACCGGTGGCCGGTATCCCTCTATACCCTTCCGGCAATGGTCGCGCGGGATGTCATCATGCCATTCGTCTGGGTACGCAGCTGGATCGGCAGCGCGGTTGCATGGCGCGGCAATGTCATGACGATCGGCACGGCCGAAAGCACATTGGCCGGACCTTCAGCGGACTGAACGGAAGCTATTATTTAAAGGGGTTACACCTACAAGCGAATGTTTCGCTTTAAATGGTCGGAGTGGAGAGATTCGAAATCACCATCTCTCCACTTTTCCGATACGTAACAACTTGATTTAAAATAATAATATTTGTATTAGATATTTCTAATTTGTGACATTGTGGCGGATGTAAATTTGTGACGATCTCGACGTTGATCCTGATCTGTATGCCCTCAGAGGCGTGCAACTTTCTTAAAAGAACGGGTGGTCGCGCAATTGAAAATGTTCTCCCCAATCGACAGATAAATCCTCCCTGCCGTCAATGGTCGGCATCTTTTTAAAGACATGGTTTTCACCCTTTCTGAAGTCAGGAAAACCTTTCCTGATTTCAATAAAGTCACAGCCGGAAAAATCGCAGTTATCAAACCTAAGGTTCTCACTGGGTGAAGGCCCATACTTTGATCCGTATGTCTTAATAGTGCAGTAACTAAATTCACAATTCCTGAATCTATAATCTATGTTTAAATCCATTCCGCTCAATTTTGTGTCTTGATATCTAAACTCAGCCCTATCGTGGAACTCACCAAAAAAACCACCATCAGCGCTGCCGCCGATATAACTGACACGCCGCATCCCTGCGAGTGACTCCCAGTTTGTTGAAGGGTCGTTTGTTTTGAACCGGATTGATCGCTTGGCGATCCTACCTAAAGCAGCGGCGTTCGCTAGAGCGGAGAAGGCCTCTTCACGAAACTGATTATCGTGGGAATCAGCCATTTGAGCCTGCACGAAGTCCGCTATGAGGTTCATTGCCTGTATTGCCAAGCGCTCGTCATCGCCCACTGCGAGTATCTCCAATGTGGCGATGCCCGCCGAGATGTGAGCGGGATTATCCAGTTGCCCCAAAAGCTTTGCGCCCTCTTGCAGGAGCTTTGCCCTGCCTTCTCGCTCAGCTTGATCCGCTTGACGGGTATTGATTGATCCGCGCCAACTGGCTGTGCAAAACGTCACTAAGGCGAACAAAGCAACACCAAAGGGTGCCACTGCCTGCGCCTTCTTGAGGTCAGTTTCGCCGTCAAAGCCATCGCCAAAAATCCAAAAGAACGCCCCACATATAGCAATAGCGGTAAAAATCGCGCTCGTAATTGCAAAAGCATAGCACTGGCTTTCGTCAATTTTCGGCCAATTACCGACCGGCTTGTTTTCTCGTTCATCCCCGGCCATGGCCGATCTCTTCATTGTCAATCAATGCGCCTACAGATCAGAGGCCTCCGAAAGCAGATGAGACCTCGCTGTATAACCATTTGAAAACGCCAATTAAGCCTAGATAGTTTAGACATAATGCCGAGGACGTGACGTAATCGCCCTCGGCCATGCTGAACTACTAAAACAAGGCAGAACTATCAGTCAAAATATATCTATCGACCCGGAGATATTCTCCTAAATTGTCAACCGATACTTGCGCGACCTTGAACGAAGAATGCTGCTAGACCACGAATGCGTCGATAGTAAGAAAGAACCAGCTTCGCAAAGACAGCCACGTTTCCACTACATAGCTTCAATATTTCATTTCCATTAGGAAGTGCAACGGCTTCAGCTAAGTCCAGCGATTGGCGTTTAACATAGTCTTCAATTGCAGCATTTGAGAATCCGTGCTCGCTTCCGACTCGTAGAAGACCTTCATGACTGAGGGCTTTACGAATCGCACTATAGAGCGTCCTTATCTTCTGCTGGTCATGAGATGCAATTTCAATAGCTTCAACGATCTCGTCTAAGACTTCCCTTTTTCCTGCTACGTCCATATAGCCCGGAGAGTGGTATTCGATTCCTGCCACCCTTAACGGATGGATTGACCGAGCTTCGTCCTTGATCCCACCATAGAACGAAAGATAGCTCCCCCCTCCACGCCAAGGCCGATCGGCGATAGACTCTCTGAGGAACTCGGATTCTGAGGAAGACGCCTCTTCCTTGCTCAGCTTCTGCGCAATATACAAAAGCGAGTAGGTATCCGCCATTTTACCGTGAAACTGAGAAAAATCTCGCGCTTCCCAGACTCCATCTATAGCAAAGCGCTGCTTCTCATTGTTTTCCGAATAATAATTGGAGATTGGATGGGTATGAGTGGAGGAAAAGATACCAGCCTCTGGAAAAACATCATCAGTGAGCTCTGATGAACGGGCTCTTCTTAGCTTAATGTCCTTAGTTCCTCGAGCAAGATCAGCAAAATATAATCTCGTCGGTGGAGTCTTTTTGAAAACGTATCGAAGATCAACTTTGCCAGACAAATAAAGAGACAAATTTCGCTCAAGCATCTGAACTACAAAAATCGGGTAGTCATAGCCGTCTTTCTCGACTGCATATCCCAACAAATGCTCGCCGTGTTGATTTTTCATTAAAAGGAGTTGAGGTCCATCGTAGAAAACAAGGACTTTTTCAATTTCACCTTTTTCAGATTTATGAAGGCTCATACTGGTCGACCCCTATAACCTTCACAATATTGTCGACCGGATTAAATGACTTGAACATCCACAAATCAACATGTTTTGAATCTTTAATCTGGACTTTTCCGCTGTCTTTATCGATCTGAACAAATGCTACATGTGTCTTTTTCTTAAGCCGCCGGTATTTCAGGAGACCTTTAATCCTATGCTTCTCATAGCTTGGTAAGAACATCGAGCAAGAAGCCCATTCGCAAAGCAGGCTATCATCATGGCAAGGGATTCCAAGAGCCGTGTGAGAAGCAAACTCACACTGTCCGGGCGTCTCTCCGACAACCAGTCTGATTAAGGTTTGACCTGCTGGCTCTGAAGCGTCATCAGGGGGGCAGCGGTCTGGCAGGCTCTCACGCCATTCAATATCAGATACAGTCACTTTTACACCGCTATTGATGCTGAATGAGTTGGTAGGCCTTAGCTCGCAGCAACCTTACATCAGCAAATTGCCAAATGAATCATACAATCAAAAGGCGATTAGCATGCTCTAATTCTACTTTCAACTAATCTTGAGTCTTATTCGCCCCACGTTTGACGTGTCTCTCAAACTATTGAACAGCGGCTCGCGATTTATGATTAGAGATCTGGGAAGCCGGGTCCCGCCTTTGCAAACCGGAGAAGATCGGTCGAAACGTAAGACACCTTATTGGTGCCAAGCCAATTGCAGGCGGTATCAAACGCCTTCTGGCAATACGCTGCCCATCCAAAGCCGTCTTCGATCTTGGCGAATGCAACCTGCCTTGGCGCGGCTTTACCCGTCATCCTACCACCTGCCCTAGCCAGTGCCTCCCGGACAAGTTTCATGGCGGCGTCGGAGGTGGAGCGAAGAACAAGAACGCCGTGGACGTGGAGTCTTCCGGTCGGTGAGATTTCAAAGGTAAAGCCGTAAGCCGGAAGATAGCCAAGGGCAGATTTCAATTCTCTGGAAATACGGCGGCGAAGATCATCTGCCGGATCGCGACGGCTAAGCAAAAGCTTTTCGCGGGCCGGATCGAGGTTAAGCGTAAAGGTCTGGCCGTTTTGGCGACCAGCGGCTTCAAAGGACCGGGCAAGCTTTTCGTGCTGCCAAAGAGTGCGCCACGGCTTGCTTCCGATATCACCCATACGAGCGACTGAGGCTTGCAGGGCTTTCGAGCGATGGGGTTTGGATGTCTCCTTAGGGGTGGTTTTAAAGGTAACGGGCGTGTTGGTAGAGGTGCTTTTAAGGGGAGTGGTAGGGGTGTGTTGTTGCCCTACTGCACAAGTATCCGGGACACCCCCATTAACATCATGTTTTACAACGCCTTTAGACCGATTTTCGTCAGGCCGGTTTGAACCAATTTTGCACGCCTGCCCGTCAGCCGGAACGTCATTGACGAGGCGACGAAGCAGCGGCGACTGGCCGGAATATCGGGGAGCGTTGGACAAGGGCGACGAGCCTTAAATGGTGAAAACGAGCGACGGCAGAGGGTTTTAGTTTTGGGCGTGATGGCGCAAGAGCGCCACCAATTCACGGGCAACAGACGACGCGAACGTGCGCTCATGCCCGGTGCTGAGATTCTTCAGCCGGACCGAGACACCGACACGCGCCACCTCGATTTCGGCGTCTACATCCAGCGTGCTACCCTTCCGAGCAAGCGCGTTTTCGATGGCCTGCGCGATGTCGAGCGTCTGCTCCGGGGTCCAGATATGAACACCAGCGCCGTAATCAAGGTGGATAGTGCCATCTTCAAGATTGGCGATGTCGATATTCCCAAGGCCGATTTGCTGGCCGAGTCCAAGGCGCTTGATCTCATCAACGATGAGGCCGCCGACGAGATCGGCAAGGTTAACACCCTTATGGGCTGCGAGTTGTCGCGCCTGTTCGGCACGTTCTTCGGGAAGGCGGATTGCTGCTGTAGCCAATGCGATAACTCCTGTTTCAGTGCATTGAATGCGTTAGATGCACTAATATAACACTGACCAAAGAATCATTCAAGGAATCGCGTGGTGAAAATCAAATAAATCAATGAAATTGTTGATTTAAATACATGGAATGCGTATATTTCTCCTGCTGCAAGCGACGGCAGCTAAACGCTACAGGGGAAGCCGCCGACGAGCCGCTTCCCCTTTTATTTTGGCCGCGTTGTCAGCGGCTCCGGCTGTTAGCGAAATTGCCGGGTCTCGTTTGCTTCATCATTTCGTCAGCAACCACGCCACGCATCGTTGACTCCATTTCGCGAGCCATGCGCTTTGCAAGGTCTTGGTTCTGCTCGGGTGAACCAGAGCTACCGTTAACCGTCACAGGTGCGGAAATCGAGATCGCTTGAACCGGGGCTGCGTTCCCACCACCCGAGAAGCCAGCTGAAAGCGTTGGTGTATCTGCAACGTATCCGCCACTCTCAAAGCCCTTGAGCGCTCCACGGTGCATCCTGTCGAGGTTCTGGACGCCGAGACGTTCAACGGCGCGTTTACTCAAGACATACTCGCCCTTGTGAACCACGCCAGCCGGTTCACTCTTGCCGCCGTCGCCGGTATAGCCGCCGCTCTCAAAGCCAAACAGGCCACCGAGAAGACCGCCAAGAATGCCACCCATGCCACCGGACGAACTACCACCGGAGCCACCGAACAGACCGGCAAGAGGGCCGGTTCCGAGAAGCGCGGCTTGCAGGCCGACTTTAACGAGCGACTGCAAGATGCCTTGAAGTGCCTGCTGCCATGTCGTGGTGCCGGTGATGAGGCCGGAGAGCGCGTCCACCATTTGTCCGCCAAAGAAATTCCCGGCTTCGGAAAGCTGTTCCTGCTTCAGTCGCAAGGCTTCGGTGCTGGTTTCGGCTGCGGCCATTCCCTGCGCAAGTTGGGCAATCTCGCTGCGTTGCTGTGGTGACAGGGCGATGCCTGCACGCTGCGCTTCAGCAAGCATCTGCTGCTCATACCGGAGCGCTGCTGCCGCCTGCTCGGTCATGCCAAGCGCTTGCTGTTCGGTCCGCTGTGCGTCGGTGTATTCCTTTGCGCCTGCCGTGATCTGAGAATAAGCATCTGCCTGCCGGGTTGCGGCCTGCGTCAACCGTTCGATTTCGGCGGTGGTATCCTTGCTTCGGGCGCTCGCGTCTTCAATGTGCCAGTTCTCATTCGAAAGCGGGAAATTCAAACCGAAGTTACCGGAGTTCGCATGCACCCATTGGCGGGCAGCGTCGGAACCATAACCGAGATCAGCGGCCAGACCTTTGTTATGATTCGAGCGTCCGGGAGGCGCAACCCATCGTCTCGCCGCTTCCGGGGAACCGTATTTTTTGAGTGCCTGCAACCAAAGCTCTTGCTGGCGTTCCGTCGAACGGAAACCGGAGTTGATCGTCACCGAACCTTGAAGGTCTTTCGGCATGGACGCGATCATGGTGGCAAGTCGTTTCTGGAAATCGGCCTGCATACCGCTAACATGCGAAGCATTCTTGCCGGATGCCAGAACGGAAGAAAGATAGCTGGCCGGGTCATCGGTTGCTGATTTCAGATTGACCGAAGCAAGCGCCTTGCCGCGCATTTCGTTGGCAAGAGCGACTTCACGCCCGCCCTGCGCTTTCGAAAGCGCCGCCTGATAGACAGCCTCAATCCTTGCTTTCGCATCGAGGTTTTGGAGTTGCTTCGCCAATCCCGGCACTTCGCTCTTGAGTGCCCTGATCGCATCGGCAAAGGATTTGATGTTGGCCGTTGCCTTCGCGGCGGCGCTGTCTGTGCCGGACATGGCAGCGTTAAGATCGGTGATCGGCGGCTTTGCACCCGCCGCTTCCTGCCCGGTGCGATAGACAAAGCTTTCATTGTAGCCGTTGCGCCGATCCAGCACGTCACGGAGGCGCATGGCTTCGGCAGTCAGTTCTTCGATACGCTCTTTCTGGCGTTCAATGTTAGCATCCTCCGAGCCGGGGAATGCGACGTTCAATTGCTGAAGATCGGCAAGCTTCTCTTTAGCTTCCGTTAGGTCTTCATAGATGCCAGTTAGGCCGCGCTGCACGTTACGGGTGGACTGTTCTTCGATCTTATTCCATCTGTCGAGAAAATCGTCCATCGCGAAAACAAGGCCAACAACCGCCTCTTTCGTGAAGGTGCTGACGGTGGTGCCGATCTTGTTAAACTTCCGGTCCAGTTCGTCGGCGCGCTGGATGAGTTCGTCATCCATGATAAGGCCAAGGTCGTGCGCCTCTTGTATGGTCGCCCGGATGCCGTCAGCGCCACGAGACAGAAGCTCCACGAAACGCTCACCCCCGGTTCCGCCGAACAGTTCGTCAGCGATGCGGATTTGCGCCGCCCTGTCGAGTTGCTGCAATCGCCCGATGATTTCGACAAGCAGGGCGGAAGGGTCTTTGAGTTTTTCCTTGAGGTCGCTGGCGCTGAAGCCCAGCCGCTGGAACGCTTCAGCGGCGGAACCCTTGCCGGTGTAAACAAACTCATCCGCCCGGAGTGAAAGTTCCTTCATGCCGTCCGTCAGGGCGTCAACCGGAATGCGCGCCTGATTGGCAACGTGTGAAAGCTCTTGAAACGCCTGATTAGACAAACCGGCACGCTTCGCCTCACTACCGATGCTCGCAATGCCCTTCGTGATATCAGCAACGCGACCGATGATCGTATCAAGCCCACCGATGGCAAGCCCGCCGATGATGCCACCGGCCAAGCCTTTGCCGAAAGCACCAACCGTCTTCAGGGCATTACCCATGGCCTTTTCGATGCCGGAACCGGCCTTTTCGGCGTCGTCCCGCATCTGCTTAAAGCCGGTTCGGGAGCGCTGTTTCTGTCGCTCCATATCCCGCTCGTATTTATCGAATCTTGCCGCAAGGGTGACAAGCAACTGCTGGCCTTCGTCTGCCATTTTTAAAACTCCTATGCTGTGGCCTGCATCAGCCTGTCAAAATCATCTTCGGGAAGATCATAAATCGAGCGCTGGTTATCGTTCGCCGCTGCCCGGAACACGGACAAGGCGGAGGCAATCGCGCCGTCAATGTGGTTGGAATGGCGGGTGCCCTTGTGCATCGTGGTCAGTTCGCCCGCATTGGTGGCGCGCTTCACCACGGCACTCGCAAAATGATTGCGAAGGATCGGGTGCCCACCGTGCCGGACGCGACGGCCATTCACGACTCGCTCAAGGTCACAAATCGGGCCGTGCATGTGCTTGGCGGTCTGCGGAAGCTGAAGAACGGTAATACCGTGATCGATGAGCTTGCCCATGAGCGGCCCGGCAAGCGACGGGTCAAAGACGACTTCGCGCACATCATAGGTGCCGCAAAGGTCGATAATCTTGTCGGCAATCACGTCCGGTTCGATGACGGGTCCGTTGATGACGTTCAAAAGGCCATCATCGCGCCACCGGGGATAAGGAACCTGTTCAACCTTGGCTTTGTCCTCTAAGCCTTCGGACGGCAGGAAGAACCACGGGTGCAACGTGATGCGGCCATCATCGTGACGCCACGCACCGACGATAGCGGTCAGGTCGCCGGAACGGGACAGGTCAACGCCAAGCCAGCACGGCAACCCTTCAAGATCGGCAAGGTCGAAATTCGGATCAGTCCCAGCATCATAGACGGCCATGTCAAACAACGGATCACGCGAAGCGGCCTGCCACGTATTGAGGTGATACTGCTGGAATGCGAACCGTTCGGCAGGCCGGTGTTCGGCCTCGCGTGCCATCGTGCGCAAACCGCCGAGATCGGGAAAGCCGTGAGCAAGGCCAGGATTGACCTTGTGCCAAACGGCCTCATCGCGCCAATCGTCGCCCGGTTCGGCTTCGAAGATGATCGGCAGGAAAGAAGGATCGTCAATCTCCCCCGTCGCCACCTTTCGGGCATAATCGTAAAGCTCGAAACCGATGTTTTCCTGTCCACGGCCTGCGGTAGTGGCGATAATCATTAGAGTGTCGGGAACCTTCGCCATGCCAGACTTGAGGGCTTCCCACAGGTCGCGCCCCTTCCAAGCATGGATTTCATCGACAAGCACAAAGGAAGGCGTCTTGCCGTGCTGGGCAGCGCCGTCGCTGGAAACGGCCAGCAATTCCGCCTTGTTCGGACGGCACATGATCTTTTTTGCTGAGTTATGTGCGTCATAAATACGCGTCGCGGCCAAAAGGCGGCGGTCTTCCCGCACGATGTTGGCGGCTTCCTTGAAGCCAATGCCAGCCTGTTCACGGTCGGACGCCGCGAAGATAGCTTGACCGGCGGGACGCGCTTCCGGGCCGATGGTGTGGAGAAGCGCCCACGCGGCGGCGATGCTCGTTTTACGGTTGCCACGAGGCAGCATGAGGAAAACGGTGCGAACGATACGAGACCCATCTGCATTACGCGGCGCGTAGATTCGGCGCGTCATCCGTTCCTGAAAATCGAAAAGCTGGAAGCGGCCCTTCGGTGCCGTGCTGGCCGGATGTTTAAGCCTTTGAATGAAATCGACTGCATCCTGTCCATAGCCAAACGGATCGGGAATGGTGCTGCCGTCGATAAGCCATTCTGGGAACGCGCTCTTAGCCATGGGGGCGGTTCCTGCCGACGCTCATGGGATTGTCGTCTTCGTCGTCGCTATCAGCAACACTGCCGATACGGGCGCGTGACGTAGGCGTAAGGCCGTATTCTGCCGCTAGCTGCCGGGCCGTCTGGGCGTATCGGATTTGCAAGCCGCCGAGCTTCAGGTCAGGAACAGGCAGCGCGGCCATCGCAGATGCGATCTGCTTCACCGCGCCTTCAGCAATACAATAGTTTTCCACGCCGCCCAGATTGTCGCGTGTGATGACACCACGCTCAATGAGGCTGGGCATGATACGTTTCCACTCTGCGCGGGCATAGGCTGTGAAGTGCTTCGGCGGTGCCGGTGCTTTCGAAAGTGCATTGCTATCGCGGGAAATAGCGGGTTTCACGCCGCGATTATGGACGCTCATTTCAGCACCTCACCACGCAACTCAAGGGCTTCGTAGCGACCGAGTTCCTTGATTTCCTTCAAGCCGAAGGCGTTGCCGCTGTAGGTGATGCGATCTGCCGTGGTGATGCCCGGCATGTAACGGATACGGAAAATAATGCTGCCGGTCTCTGCCGCACCAAAGCCGGTGAAGAATTCGTTGGCCGTCTGCTGAAGAACTTCAGCCCAAACAACGGCGACGGTTGCCCACGCCTTCACCACGTCACCGGACGGTTTCACAGTTTCGGTCTGGCGTTCGATGGTAACACGCCTATCCATTTTGCCCGCGTTGATCATTTGAGCCACCGGATCAAAGCTTCAACGGACAGAATGGAATGACCGTATTGAGGATCGGGGTCGCGTGGGTGCCGGATGGTCGTGACCTTGAAATAATCGCAATAGGCTCCTGCGCTCTCCATTTCGGCGGACAGGTTATATTTGGATAGGGCAGCGTTGACGGCGGCGGCGATCTCTTTCGATGCATCCTGCCCGGCGTCCAGCGTCCAAACATGCAAGTCGAGATACACCCACGCGGCGGTCTGGGCGCGATAATCATTGCCATGCAGTTCGGTGTTGCCGTCTGCGATCACAATGCAGGGTGTCTTATCGGGGCGCGTGCTGCCTGCGCGGATATGGGTCGGCGGCACAAGGGCGGTGACTTCCGGCTTATTGATCAGCCGGTTGCGGATAGCGGTCTGAAGGGTGAGAACGGGTTCGATACTCATTCGCTGGTCTTTCCATTCCATGCGTCCCGGATCGCCTTTCGGCCTGCCCGGTCGATACGTTGCTGTGCGCGTTTGCGCTGAAGCCGGAAGCCCGGCCAGAAGAATGGTTGCGCGTCGGTTTTGCTGGTGCCGTATTCGACCAGATGCGGGTAGCGCGTGTCGGTGTCGCCCACCGTGATGATAACTTCGTTGTCACCGGCGACACGGTTGCCGCCGGGCTGGCTATATGGCGGGGTGGACTGTCCGGGCAGCGTGACGGCAACGGAGGCTTTCAGCGCGCCTGTATCTTCCGGCGCAAGGGCACGCTGCGTGGATGCAATCGACTTGGCGGAGGTCGTTAGCGCTTTGAGCACGGCGTCACGGGGGGCTTTTTTCACCCGGTCAAATGCTTTCATGAGATCGTCCAGCCCGTCATTCGCCATCGTGGAACCAACTTTCCCGGTAGTTATCGAGCGTCTGGGTGATGGTCTGGGGTGCGATCTGGTTGGAAATCCCGAATGTCGCGACGTTACGGACTTCATAATAAAAGGCCACGAGCCGGAGGATCGCGACTTTCAGATCAGACGGAAACGGGTCAAGGTCTTCAAGCGATCTGCCGATGTAGTTCGCGACATACTCACACGCCCCTTCGATGAGAAGCATGATCAATGCATCTTCCTCGCTGTGATCAATGCGCAGATATTGCTTTGCGAGATCAGGTGAAATGATCATTCCGCTGCTTCCTTTGAAAAAGTTATATTTGGCATCGCTTGTGAAGTGCTCCCCGCGCCGGTCCCGACGAATGGGTGCAAATTGTGAGGCGCCCCGGGTTGCTTGTGGATCAACCCACAACTCAATCGTTCGCGCACTTGACCAAGGGTTGTATTGAGGAAATAGTTTTCGAACCGGATGGATTGTCCACCGGCAATCAAAGGATTGTTCGTCATGATTGACGTTACTTTCACATTAACTCGGGGAAGATGCCCATAAGCAAAAGTAACAGCTTTAATAATATCAGGCTTAGCCTGACAGAAAACAGCGTTTGCTTCCCCATAACTTACAAAGGAAAAGCAAATGCTGAAAATGAAAATGGAAAAGTCATCTGAGAAAATCGTTCTGGAAGTATCCATTTCGATTGGGTTCATCGGGCTAATCCTCGCCTGCGCTAGATTTTTTATCGGGGCATGACAACGAGGGGGGCGCGAAAGCGGCCCCTTTGCCCAATCGCTTAGATGTAACGGTGCTTCTGAGAGCACTACGGGTGTTACGTTGTTCGTCGCTGTAGACAGGGAGGCGCTGGCACTTGTGGCCGGTCGCCATGGGTCTAGTGATGGCGTCTGCAACGGAAAGGCCACGGCCTATCCGAGCGATAATGATGGCTGGGGTGATGCCGTAGTCGAGCGCCCATTCAATAATGGGTTGCTGGATGCCACCATGTTCAAGGATGGTTTCAGGCGTCATTGCAGGCCGCGCTCCTGCCGCTGTTTCGTGGAGCTATGGCAAGGCGTGCAAAGGGATTGCCAGTTGCCGCGAAACCAGAAGAGGCGCTTATCGCCACGATGGGGAATGACGTGATCGACAACGGTGGCGAGGTTCCCGCACATCCGGCAAGAGGGGTGAGCACGCAGATATTCACCACGGGCTTTACGCCACTCATGGTTATAACCGCGAAGGGCTGCTGAAGGGCGGCGGGCATCATGGCGGGCGTTGCGTGCGCGCTTGGCCTTCTCCTGGCACCCGCAAAGCTGGCCGTGGGGAACAACGGCGCCACATGCGCAAATCCGTGGGGGCTTGCTCATTTGCGCCTCCCGGAAGATTTGAGTGCCTGAAGTCCTGCACGGTCAAATTCAGGATCAAGGCCAGCGGCAATGTTGCGCTCTGCCTGTTCCGGGTCTGGTTCTTTCTCGTCGGAACCGCCGCCGTGAATGGCTTTCAGTTTCTCAAGGTGCGCTCTATAGGCCCGGTCGATTTCGGTAGGTGTAGCGTTCCAAGCCTCTTTAGGCGTCCAGCCAAGCCAGCCAGTGGCACGGTCATAAAGGGCTGCGAACACTTCGGCCCACGTCACCTGCTTGCCGGTCGTGTGCAATGACTGCACACGCTTTTCAGGCGCTGGCGTCAGCATGGACACAAGTTCTGCCAACGGGGCGCGAACAGCAAGAAAGAAAGGGAAAAGCGGCCTTCGCTGCACGGCAGTCAGGAAGGCCGCTGCATTCTGGTTGCCGCTGCTTATTTCGGATACCAGAATGATCTCGGAAAGGACTGTATAGTTCAGGTTTTCCAAGGCAGCATGAAGCGCCGGAAGGCCGAAACGTTCTTCAAGGATGGTGGCAGCGCGCAACGAAGGGCGAAGGGTCACGGCGTTACCGCCATGACTGATTTCCACCTGTTCGAAGGATGCGCGCTGCTTTCTCATGGCTTAGGCTGTGATCTTGAGCTTGGCGAGGGTTTCGCCCATGATCACGCGGCCACCGACACGGCGGCGTGCATGCAGCTTCACCACGCCGTTACCAGCGCCGGTAATGTCGTCGCGGATGATGTCGAAACCGACACGATCAGCGATGGCGTAGCCGCTGGCGAAATCGCCAAAGATGATCGGGGTTTTACCGGCTGCGATGTCCGGCGCGTCCACGGCTTCGTAAACCGGACGGCCCAGAAGCAACGAAGGCTGACCTGCGGTGATACCGGGCTGCCAGATATAGGTTCCGTCGCTATCTTTGAGCTTGCGAACAACGCTCATGGTCTTGCGGTTCATCAGCCACGAACCGTTCACAGAATAGCTCGTCTTGATGAAATAATAGAGGTCGATCAAGCTTTCGGCGTTGAAGCCTGCGGCGGTGGCAACTGCGACCTCTTCCACGTCAGTAGACTTCAGGACGCCTTCTGCCTGCGTCGTGCCGTTGCCGTTGACAAACCACGACGCTTCGATCTGGCCGAACCGGCGGGCAATGTGATTGGACAGGAAAGCGGCAAGGTCGATCTGCGCGTCTTCCAGCAGAATACGAGTGACCGGGACAGTCACGGCCATTTCGAACGGCTTCAGATCGATCTGTTCGAACGAAGGCTCATCTTCGGCAGCGGTGGCGGTTTCGGCGCGAGGTGCCGGGGTGACTTCATCGACAAGGCGCGGAAGCTGAAGCAGCGGGCCGGACATGGCGATGGTCTGGGCAATGCCGCGAACCGGAGAGTATTCGGCCACCTTTTCGAGAATGGTTGTGGCAACGGCTTCCGGTGCGAGAATGCCACCTGTGGAGGAACCGCCATAAGCGAGTGCCTTCACTTCGGAAGCATCGCCCGTGCGAACAAAATCCGAGAAGGCTTTGACTTCGTTGCCGTTATCGTTCGAAGCCTTGGGGTGATTGTTGTTGTCGGCGGCAGGGCGGCGGTTAAGCTTGGCCTGCATCGTTGCGATATCGTCCTTGAGCGCCTTGATTTCTTCGGCGCTCACAACCGGATCGGCATTTGCCACCGGCTTGTTCTGCTGTGCATTTTCCATTTTGGGGTTTTCCTGTTCAACGTTGAGGGGGTGAGACTTTGTCTCGGTAATGCGAGCGTCTGGATGGACAGGCCGCTTGCAAAGGGAGATTTCATTGATTGTGAGGGCCGTCAGAACGCGGCCACCTGCCGGACGTGCCTTGGCTTCGTGAAGGCGATATCCGATGGACAGGCCGGACATGGTGCCACGCTGAAGGGCAAGCCGGGCCTGTCGGGCAGGTTCGATGCCTTCAACAAAAAGACGGCCTTTAACCTCAAGTCCCTTGCCGGTGACAGAATAGGACTCCCAGACGCCGACGACGCTTTTCTGCTCATGCTCCACGATCATCGGGACACGCGGGGCGAAGCTGAAGGCGGATGGCTCAGTAAGATCGCCGTAGCTGTCGGGCTGGCCGAAAGGCCACGCAATCCCGGTCACGGTGCCGGTGTCGTCAATCGACACTTCGGCCTTGATTTCGAGGTTGCCTGTTTCGATGGTGCTGGCGGCGGTTGTCATTGTGCCACCTGCGAGATTGCGTCATTCACGGCTTCAACGCCGAAGAACAGGCTGGTGATAACGCCGTCTGCAACGGCAAAAACTTCGGCCAGCGGCCTGCCGATGACATAGACAGACACGAGCCGGTTAGCTTCTTCGGGGGCAGTGCCGCCGCCGATCAAGCCAATCCGGATGATCTCGGAAACGTCTGTAAAGCTGTAGCTAGTATCGCGGAAACGGCGGAAAAGCGCACCGACACCGTGGCCGGTTTTCGTTTCAAGCTCGATAATCAGGTCTCGGGTCGGGAAGGCAAAGGCTTTCTCGCCGTCGCCAAAGAAGGCGCGGTGTTCCGTCATTGGGCGGATTCCTTTTCAGGGGCCGCAACAGGCGTTGCGCCGGAGGTGGTATGGGGATTGATCAACTCGTCGCCACCGGGCAGCGGCGACATATTGAGGATGGCGCGGGCTTCGTTGGGCGACATGACACGATTGGTGACGAGCGCCGTAATATTCGCTGTGCGCGATGCCATGTCAGCGCGCATGAGGTCATCGACAACAAATTCAAACCAATGGTCGTTCTGTTCGATCTCGGTCAGGAGGACGGTTGCAAGGGCTTCCTGCCACTTGTCGAGCCAAGGCCGGAGGCAAAGCTGAAGGAAGCTTGCACCCATCTGTTCGGCGTTGGACCACGTCGCCCGCTCAAGCTGGAAAAGCAGGTGCGGTGGCACGCCGAAGATACGGGCAACTTCGTTGATCTGTTCGAGGCGGTTTTCGACATACTGGCTATCTGTCGAAGTGAGCGCCGGAGCTTCATACTTCCAGCCGCCGTCAAGAATTAAAGGGTCGGCTGAACCGCCGCGCATCCATTCCCGGACGCTCTTGCGCATGTTGGAAATGATAGTTGCGCCAGCTTCCCCGCCCTGCGCCTTCTCATTGGAAATAATAGCGTTTGGACGTGCGCCGGAGGTGAAAAACGTTGCACCATGCTTTTCCAGAACGGATGCAAGGCCGATAGCTTCACGGCCAAACGAGATCGGGGAGCGATTGAGGAAAGAAGGAATATGGAGGATTTCGGTGTGCGAATAGTCGCGGGAGCCGCCGTTCTCAGAAACGCGATAGAACGGCGGGGCTGCGCCAAGGCTGTCTTCCATGACTGAGACGGTGCCGGGCAGAAGCCGAATAAGCTCAAACGGGCGTCCATCGGGATATCGCACAACGCGGGCAAAGCCGTTGCCGTGGATCAGAGCGTCGGATGTAAGCTGTGTGCGAATTGCGCCCGCGCCCGTCCATTCGTTCGCACGCTTGTGGACGATCTTATGAGCAGTGTGCTTGGTCGCGATTTCCTTGGCTTCAGCCTGTTCCCGGTAGAGCTTCACCGGCAGCGAACCAATTGTTTCCGAGATCAGGCGCACGGCTTGAAGAACAGCCGGAGTGTTGAGGGCAGCTAAGCCGCCGACACTTACGCCGCTTGCAGTAGAGCGAACGCCGAAGATTTCTGAAACAGCAGGATCGGACAGGAGATAAGCTTTACGCTCCCCTATTCCAATCTTGTTTTTGACTTCGCTCCAAAAACCCATCTGGATAACATTCCTACTAAACTTAGGAATATTATCTCACGGCAGGATTCGAATGTGAATCCCTACAAATTAAGAAACCTCAGAAAAACTGATATAATATCGATTTTAAATCAGAAAAACTGATCTTTCGTGCTAGGTGATGATATCGCGCACGGTCTTCATCTGTTTCGCGATCTCGACAAGTTTCACGTCGCTGCCGCCATAGTCGTCAGCGGATGACCCTGAAGACCTACCCATGATGTAAAGTGCAGCCCGTTCCGACACTCCACCGCTCAGCGCGTCTTCAAAAAGATGGCGGAAACCGTGGTTTGGTGGCGGCAAATCCGTGCGCTTCGGGAAGACCTTTTCATGTATCCACTCGCGCAAGCGCTGGTCTTCATTCTTGCCGCCGGGAAAGAGCTTGCCGTCTGGTTGTGCTTTCACCCATTCGATGAAGCCTTCCTTGATCAATCCGGGATGCACCGGCACCTTTCGCGCCCTATGCGTCTTTGTCTTTCGCCCGTCGCCAACACGGATATGAACGAACCAGAAGCCTTCGACTTCGAAGATATCGCGTTTTTCCAGCACTGTAATTTCATTCACCCGTGCGCCGGTATGGGCGATGATCCACGGTATCCAGCGAAAGCTTGCTCGTGTTGCACTCCGGGCAAATTCGAGGAAATGACGGGCATCTTTGAGTGAATAGGTCCGTTCGGCACTGTCGCCCTTTTGAACAACCGGAAGCTCCAATGCCGCCCACGGCTCCCCTTGTGGAAACATCTGGTTTTCGGCCTGCTTGTTTGCCTCACCCATCAGGGTTCGGATGATGGTGATTTTGTCGTGCACGGTCTTCCGAGACAGCTTGCCATCGACAAGCATGTGATCACGCCACGCCCTGCCCTCTGCGAGTGTTACCGTCGCAACGGCCTTATCTTTTCGGAAAGTCTCAAAATCATCTTTCGCGTTCCGATACTTCTCTAAGGTCGCTTCCGACTTCGGACGGCTGAGACCGATCGACGCTAGTCGCTCCTGCTCCTTGATAACGTCCTCAAAGGTTATGCCTGCAAATGGCGAGGCTACGGACTGGCTTTCATCCTGTTTGACGGCTTCGACAAGCATGGGATGGGACGGTTCGCCGGTAAAGTCGCCATCGTTGCGTTCGTAGCGCCGTGCAACAGCCTCGTAGGACGCGATGCAAAGCGCCTGCGCCAATGCGCGCCACTCCGGCGTTCCCTTCACGGCGTCGGTGTTTCCTGCAAGGCGCGTGCGCTCGATACGCGAACCGACGAGTTCTTCTAGTTCGTCGTCTGACAGTTTACCCGCGAAGCCGTCGCGGAACGGATGAGCGTCATATGCCGGATCGGGGTCAATCTGCGCATAGCGAGGGTCATGCTCTCGTATCTCAGCATCGAAACTGATTTGGCTATGGTAGTCGCGTAGGGCGATTTGTTGGGCGGTGAGTGGATAGGCCGCTGGCTTCGGCTGCTGGCCGGTCGCGGCTTCATGCTTCAGTCGGGCAATGCCAATCTGCCTCTGCATCGAAGCAACGGCGGCGGCATGGTTGCGAAGGGCCGTGCGCCGGTCGCCACCTAGCTGAATTTCGAGTTCTGCCCGATTATCGAGATATGGCCGGAGTGGTGACGGTATAACGATCCTTGCGGAATACCGCCCGTTTCGCTCTTTCCAATGTTGAGGCTTGCCCGCCATTCGGACCCCATTTTGTGACGTGATTTGTGACGTCAATATGGGGGAAAAGCCTTGCTATGCAAGGGGTTCTAATCATTTCAAATAGATGAAATGGTCGGAGTGGAGAGATTCGAACTCCCGACCCTCTGGTCCCAAACCAGATGCGCTACCAGACTGCGCTACACTCCGCCGAGGCGATGGCTGGGGAATACACGGTTCACCCGCAGTCCGCAACAGGGAAATTCATCTTTGTTGAGCCCATTGCCTCGATTATTGAAAACTCATGCAACGCGATGGGACCGTGAAGAGGCCGCAAGGGATAATCGTCTTGACTCTCACATGGAGTCGGTCCATTTCAAATTCAGCGTTCCTGACACGATTTGGTTATTCTATTCAGGTACGTGAATAGTAATCCGGGGCGTATGCCCCACCGCCCAACCGGAGCAGTTTCGACATGTCTGCGAAGATTTACCGCCCTGCAAAGACCGCCATGCAATCCGGCAAGGCGAAAACCAATGTCTGGGTTCTGGAATTCGACGCTGAGGTCCCGCGCAAGATCGATCCGATCATGGGATACACCTCGACATCCGACATGAAGCAGCAGGTAAAGCTGACATTCGAGACGCAGGAACAGGCCGAAGCCTATGCGCAGCGCAAGGGCATCGAATACCGCGTCATCCAGCCGAAGGAAGCAACCCGCAAAGTTGTATCCTACACGGATAATTTCCGCTTCAACCGCACCCAGCCCTGGACGCATTGAAGAAGACGCACTGAACGATTTTCAGCCGGAGCAATAATAGTCCGGCACGACGGCCCCTTAGCTCAGCTGGATAGAGCGTCGACCTTCTAAGTCGAATGTCGCAGGTTCGAATCCTGCAGGGGTCGCCATCTCCATCTAAACTGCCGCTTTCGGGATCCAGATCGCGGAAATGATTTCGTGGGTTTGGTTTGTCCCTGCGCTGACTGATCGGGCCGTTTTGTTGCATTTGATTTGGGCACTTATTTTTCAGATTATAAGCCGTCCCCGACCAATGGAGCGAGCCCGAAAGCACGCACCATCGCCAACACAACTCCATTATTAAAATACAACCTTTCCGATTGACTACTACTGAAGTAACGATACTCTGGCTCACTCGCACAGGAGGAGCTACGACATGTCCGGATCAGGCCCTAGCAACACCGATAATAATGACCCGAGGTGGACACCGGCATCGACGACGCCCTCGCTGGGGCAAGGAGGTGGTGGTGGCGGAGCTGCCGCGCCCAACCCTTGCATGTTTACGGAAGAAACCATTCTCGCATCTCCGAACATGGCTGTCGTTAGTACCCTTTCAGTCGGGGCTATTCTGACGGTACTTCAAACTGGGCCACGTGTCGTCGCCCAAGCCCCGACGGGCATAGCAGGTGCAATTACGTCGGCTCGCTTGCCAGTCATCATCCAATGCCTGAATGCCGGACAGCAATACCTCGCCCGGGTGACGCAGATCAATGGTGGCGCAGTAACCGTGGAAATCTATCCGGCATGAGCGTGATTGATATTGTTGGTGGTATTTACCGAGAGGAATGCGCCTTTCCATACTGGGATCAGTTGTACGGCTCGGCAGGCCGCGCGACGTCTGCGTTAACCGGACACGTCTCGAGGATTAATCTCCATAGTGCCTTGGCAAACGAAGAACTCGTAACCGCGAACGCAATCTTTACGTTCGAGGAAATCAATCTCCGCATTACTCAGCGCAGACAATCGATCGGTTTCGAATATCTGCATTGCCTTTCTGTCCCAAAAATCAAGCCGGGGCGGAATGTTCCGCAAGTTAGCATGCCCGCTGTTTCGGGCGACGTAATCATAAAGTTCGGAATGCTTGAGAGCGATCCAGTCGTGTCAGGTGGCCACGTTATTTACGACCCTCAGTCGTCTCTTAACCCAATACCTTTCTCGGCGTCTGGGTCGGCGGCCGAGCATCTCGCAATCATAGCCAACCGCGGGGAGATACTCGCCCTTGCGAAGTCGGCATCTATCGATGCTGCGGTATCCTTCTTGTTCGAAGCCGAAAAAGCAGAAGTGATCGTCGTCAAGGACGGTATAAACGGCGCGTCCGTCTACGAGGCTACAGGTTCGAACCACATCCCCGCTTACGTAACGAAGAACGTTTTCACAATCGGGTCAGGTGACGTCTTTGTTGCTGCGTTCGCGCTCGCTTGGGCGATAAATGGAGCGTCACCAGCACAGGCCGCGGACTACGCCAGCCGTTCGACAGCGGACTATGTCGAAACACGCATGCTTCCGATCGGTCCGATGAACTTTGAACCTACTGCACGTAGGCCTGCGGCAAAGGCAGGCGGCCATATTTATCTCGCCGGACCGTTTAGAGAACTCGGTCAGCGGATGATGATCGACGATGCGAGAGACCAGCTTCAAGGGTTGGGAATGAGCGTCTTCAGCCCCATCCACGATATCGGACCTGGTACAGCGGACATAGTGGTAAAGCAAGACCTTGCCGCGATCGTTCAATGCGACGCTGTCTTCGCAATTTTGAACGGGAGCAGTCCCGGAACCGTATTCGAGGTCGGCTACGCGCGCGCTCTTGGCAAGCCCGTGTTTTGCGTTGCCCAGAATATGCGTGACGTTGATCTCAAGTTGCCAAAGGGATCGGACGCACATCTCCATCAAGACTATGTCAGCGCGCTTTTCCAGATAGCGTGGCGCTCATGAAGCGGGCCCTCCTCCTGTCAGGCGGCATGGATTCCACATCGATTGCCTACTGGCGTAAACCCGATCTCGCGATCACCATCGATTATGGCCATAAGGCAGCAACTGGGGAAATCCGTGCAGCCACCGCTGTCTGCGCGGCGCTTGCTATCGAACACAAGATCATTCATTGCGATCTCTCGGCACTCGGGAGCGGTGACCTCGCTGGCACCGCAGCCGACCCCCATGCACCAGCCAGCGAATGGTGTGTGATTAGGCATGGAATAAGGACCCCGCACATGGGGTGATCGGCGTCCAAACGGGACCCCCATCTGCAATGGGGTTACAACAG